AGATTAGCGTTCTGCTCCCGCATGGCATGTACAATACCTTTAACCGTCGGTGTAATGCCGTGGCACTCATCAATTACGATCATGGCAAACTGGCTGCCAAACTTTTCAATCCGGTTCTTGACCGTCAATGGCGTACCGAACACCACCGGATGGCGCAAAGAGATCTTTCCTGCAGAAGCAGAAAACAGTGAGAATGGATTACCGGTTGCCCCATACTTCTCGCTGTTTTGGATCACCAACTCCGCAGAAGGCGCAAGACACAACACATGTTTGCCATTGGATATACGATGAATGGTTGTCGCAATCTCCGCGATAATATGGCTCTTGCCCGCGCCCGTAGCGGCTTCGATCATGCATGGCGTTTTCGACTTGGTAATCCACTTGATCACCCTATCGTGCGCCTCCTGTTGATATGGTCGTAGCATTATTTAAACGTCCAATACGTTGTTGGCTTGCCACGATAGGGTTCCAGATCAATATGCGGGATGTGCTCTTTGACGACCTTGGAGTAACTAATAGCCCCTTCGCGCTCAATCTTGGTAAGACTATGCCCGTTGATATAACAAGGCTCTCCGCCCGCCACCTGCACAATCTTGTCAAGCAACTCTTTTTTGCGCTCTTCGCCTGCCTTCATGTCCTCAACCAGATCAAAATATTCTGCGGCTAACTGGCGTAGTTCCGGTTTTTCATTTGCCTGCTTCTTTGGCTGTAAATGCCGCTCAACCATCGGATGCGTCTGCTCAACAAGGAACCTTTGGTAGAACGCAAGAAGCGTAGGCATGTTCGCCTGTATCCACGCATCGTCATACGCGATAATCTCATTGCGCGACTCCGCAGGTGTCCACTGATAGAAATGGCACCATGGTCTGCCCGTTATGAACAGTTGGATTTGGATTTGGGCATAGTAGTGCATTTGGAGAGCAAGCGGTTTAAACGGAACCGGACTTTTCTCATGGCGCAGGCTGTAGGGGCACTTAACTTCAATAAGCCCTTCCTCACCCACCAGACCATCCGGGGACGCGCCAAGCCAGTGCATGTGGGTGTAGAACCCTGCGGGTTTAACCGTGACACCGGTTTCCATCTCGTATTCTTTAATCGCACCAGCTTCATTGGCTACACCCCACTCGGTCGCAACATTCCCGGTAAACTCTGACGGCGCATCAAACTTCTCTCGTACCATGCGGCGCATTACATCGTCTGGCGTACTGTAGGGCGAAAGACCGAGAATAGCCCCCACTGCTGAACCTGTAATCCTATTCTTACGCGCAGCAAACCATTCTGGTGAACGTTGTTCCATCATACTACCTTCTCTGTTACTGGACGAAGCCGTTTCAATCTCTTAATCGCATTCTCTGGATACGTTCTGCTGACGTGCATGATCGATGCTATCTGTTCAATCTTACGCCGCCAGTCACGCTGCTCTGACAAATCGCTTGTGACGACCTCATTCTCAAAGTCTTCAAGAACACTGACTGTCCGCCGCACCGCTCGTATCACAGATGTATAATCTGGTTCCTCAATGAACGAGGCGTGAACCAACATCTCTCCGCGCTTCTCTGATGGTGTTTTCTTTACCGGCTCGTCCTTTTCACGAACATTCGGTGAAAGACCAAACTCTTTTATATACCCAATGACAAGATCGTTGAGCGTAATCGCTGCTTCTGTATTGACCATTTCTTTCTCCATCTAAATTTAAGAAAAGGGGGCGACCCCTAAAGGATAAAAGACCGCCCCCCTCCACAACCCCGTCCCCCTCAGAACGGGATGTTATCGTCTTCTACCTTGGGAGATAGAACATTCTTAACCGCAGACACAATACCATTCTTCGGAGAGACCGCAGAAATCCAATTGCCGCTCATTTTCTCACCCATCTCGTTTTCCATCGTCCACTGCATCACTTTGATGTTCATGGGCTTGCTTACGAGGTGAAGAGACATTGATTCGTCCGTAGGCATCTTGCCAGAAGAAAGCAGTTTGCCCCCGGCATTGGAATCAACAGCCGCCAACATACGCTTGGCTTTATCCCGCTTTGCGTCTGCGTTCTTTGCCTTAGGGTCTGGGTCTGAAACCCACAGCTTCTGGAAAATCTTCCTGTTCTTGTATTCCGTTGGCGAAAGCACAGACCACCGCAATGAAATCAGGTTCTCACCTGTCCGCGTTGTATCCCATTTTGCTTCGTCAATGATAGCCGTACAGGTTGTATCATTAGGAATGGGGTCAATCTTCCCACCACCTACTTCAAACTGACCGCCTGTTTTGGCAATATCATCGCCATCCGATAAATCCCAGAAATTAGCCATTCGACTTCTCCTTTTTAGCAACTACTCGACGCAACGATGGAATGTGTTCAACCAGTGGGTTCGTCCCCAATACAACCGCCAATGGCTCAGAAATACCAAAACGGTTCTTGGATACGTTTGCCGCTGTCGCATGACAAACCAATACGCGGGTTCCGTCACTAATTGCCTTCTTCTTCTCGCCATCTCCTGTGGTAAAAGTTTCCAGTTTGAGATAGCCAACCAGATCCACATCATCCACATACGCAGGTTCTGACTTGGCGTGTAGACGCAATCCCCACTTCGAGAATGCCTCGTCATCTGGTGGGTTCTCGTTGCCGATCTCGCTATGCGCGATAAACACGGTATGCATTCCACGCTTGTCAGCTAGAAGACCTGCCGCCTTACGAAGACGAGAATGCATCGCTGCAACTGCCTCACGGCCTGCTCCATAACCACCAAGTGCTTGTTGAATACCCTTAGGCTTCTTAACGTCTGTATCTACAATGTGTTGCGCGAACATGCGCTCCAATGCCGTCACACTGTCTACGATCAACGTCTCGTATTCGTGCGGTTCATTGATCAATGCCTTCAACTGATCCCACAACTCATCTGGGGTAGTCAAAAGCGGGAACGCATCTGGACGCAGATTTGTCGGGATAGCCTGTAAGCCATCCTCTGCGCGAATCACGATTGGTTTTGGAAATGTGACCGCTAAGGTCGTTTTACCCATGCCTGCGTTGCCAAAAATTGTAGCGATTACAGGACGGTCGGCTGGTTTCGATATACTATTTAATACGCTCATTGAGCACTCCTTTTTTCTTCGACGCTTGACAAATGGAGCAAACTGGATTGAATGTCAACAACGAAATGTACCAATGGAATAATTTAATGGAAACAACTGACATCCCGATGGAGCGTATACGCCGTGCTCTGGCAGACAGAAACCCCGCAAAAGTGGCAGTGGCTATCGGTCTACACGAGAATACCATCAGAGCCATAATGACTGGGAAAAACAGTAATCCTACGCTGTCTACCCTGACCAAACTTGTAGAGTATCTCTTTCACAAGAAAGACTAAGAATGTCGAATCACAGAGAGTTTTGGGAAGCGGGTTACCGTGTCTTCGGTCTGCACCCTATTCGTAAAGACGGTTCCTGCGGTTGCGGAACGAAAGATTGCAAAGCCGTTGGCAAACATCCTCTAGCATCCAACTGGCAGCACACCCCGCACTGGTCTGAAGATCAGATTGAAGTCATGGAAGAAACCGATCAGTTCATCACTGGCTTTGGCGTTCTCGTTCGCGGATTGCTCGTCATCGATGTCGATGCCCGAAATGGCGGTGTTGAATCCTACGAAGCCCTGATCAGAGATGTACCATCTATTGCCGGTGCAGGCATGATCGTCGAGACAGGTTCAGGCGGAGGATCGCGCCATCTTTATTTCAAGTGCGATGAAGGATTGGCTCTCGCCCAACATCACCCGGATTATCTCGGCATTGACTTCAAATCATCTGGCTACGTTGTCGGTCCCGGCTCTCTCCACGCCTCTGGTCGCAAGTACACCATACTTACAGGATCGCCATCCGACATTGACAACGCACCCATCGAACTTATCCAAGGTCTTGCCAAGTCTGATCGCGTTCGCGCCGACATAGGAACTGGAACCGTTGACGTATCCCACACCGATCTTGCGGACATGCTATCTTATATCAATTCCGATATAGACCACGAGACTTGGATACGCTGCGGCATGGCAATCCACCACGCAACCCTTGGGACTGGTTTTGATCTGTGGGACAATTGGTCATCCAAAGGTAGCAAATATCCCGGTCACGATGTCCTCGAACGCCGTTGGCACTCGCTTGGCAAAGCCGTCAATCCCGTTACCCTCGGCACTCTGATCCACTACGCAGAGCAAGGCGGTTGGGTGCAACCCGTGACATTCGAGCCGAACGAAGCACCAGTCATCACAGCCGTCGAAGAAGTCCCCGCTACAAGTAATGATATCGACACCAACGGCATTGATCTCAAACGTCCACCGGGGTTCGTTGGCACAATTACCGATTGGATTAATGACCAGTCCCGTTACCCACGCGAAACTATTGCAGTTGCCGCCGCCCTGACTTCAATTGGAAACATCATTGGACTGCGCTACGCCGACGAACTAGGGGACGTGACATCAAACATCTTTGCCTTCTGCGTGTCTGCTTCTGGAACCGGTAAGGAAGCCATCCAACAAGCATCTCTGGAGATCCACAAAGCCGCAGGTATTGAGCAAGCCGTTTACTCGTCCATCAAGTCAGAGCAAGAGGTCGTCCGTAACCTGACCCGCAACCAAGCATCATTCTATATCCTTGATGAAGTTGGCATCTTTCTCGAAAAAGTTAAGAATGCTCAAAAGCGCGGTGGTGCCGCATATCTTGAAGGTGTGATCGGTATTCTCATGTCCACCTACTCCAAGGCGAACGGTTGGATGCCCCTGTCTGGCGATGTGCGCGAAGATGTCCGTAAAGGTATCCTCCAAGAGATGTCCCAATTGAACCGCAAGATAGACGATGGCGACAAAAGCCCAAACCTCAAACGGGACATCGACCATCTGGAGAAATCGTTAAGCACTCTCAAAAGCGGATTGGAAAAACCGTATGTTTCCCTACTAGGGTTCACCACGCCAATTACTTTCGATGGTTTGGTCACACAGGAAACTGCAGCCAATGGGTTCTTTGGTCGCGCCTTGATCTTTAACGAGCGCAATGATGTGCCCCACGAAAAGAAGAAATTCCGCAAGCGTCCGATGCCAATGGAACTCAACCTTGCTCTGAAGCAACTCTACATGAACGGCACGTTTGACCAGAATGACCATCGCATTGAGAACCGAGGACCACGCACAGAAGTAGCAACATCACCAGAAGCCGAAGCCATGCTTGAAACCGCGATGGACATCATGCACGGACTTGCTGAAGACCACACCGAACAGTCTGGAATGTCTTCTCTGTTTCTCCGTGCCAAGGAATTGATCGCAAAGATATCGTTTATCCTCGCCGTCCCGTCCGGGCTTCGTACCGTTGAACACGTTCGCTGGGCTTACGCTCTTGTCCGTCGAGACGCAGAAGAAAAGACCCGCCTCGTGATTGGCAATGACCGCCAGAAAGACGCACCCAAGACCGCCCTGATCAATAAATTGGAGAATTTGTTAGCCAGAGAAGAAGGGGAAACGTTCGGGGTGCTTGTCAACAAATTAAAATCATTTAAAAGGGATGACATCGAACGCTGTTTGAAAGAAATGTTGAACAACAAACAAATCATCCTCGAAGAAACTATCCACCCCCGGCGTAAGATCAAAGTGAAAAGGTTTAAATTAAAATGACTGAAATCCTCGACTTAAAAACCCACATGGATAAGAAACAACAGGAACAACAGATCGCTGCTTACAATGCTGTCGGCAAAGCCGTTGATGGTCTGCCCATCGGTATGATCCTTAACGTCATGATTGCGTTTGTTGCCCAGTTGAGCGGCAGTATGCCTACCAGCGAGCGTATGCGACTGGCTACCGCATTTTACCAAGTCATCATTACACCAATAAAGAAAGAGGAGCCTGAACAATGACGTATATGTTTGAAGAAACCGCTGATTCGTTTGTATGCGCGATGGGGATTGGCGGCACGACAGTGCATGTGAAGGGTTTGCCTGCCGGGAAAGGTTGTATCGGTCGTCGATGCTCCGCTTGGCGTTGGGAAACCATCGTAGATGAATGGGATGATAAGAAAAACGAATGGAACATACGCCGTAGCAATGAATATGGTTTTTGCGGTTTTGTAGGAGAGTGAGATGAATGATCCAAATTATGTAACGCCTAAAGAGGCTTCTGAAATGCTTTGCCCAAATTCAATGAATCGTGCCGATTTTCATAACTGTTCTAACATTGAGTGCATGGCTTGGCGGTGGGCGGAAAGTAGTGGGAAAATTTGGTTTTGGGCGGAAACAGAATTACAGCCTGAGCCAAAAGAAAACTGGATACCAATAGAACTTTTTAAACATGGGGACAGGAAAGCAGGAAAATTTCAAGAAAAACCAACTCACGGCTATTGCGGGATGGTGCGGTCATGAAAACCCTTATCCGATACGAGTACGAGCCTGATAACGTGTGGGCAATTTGGGAAGACGAAAGCGGCAACCGGACGAGAGAGCATATCGTCATTAACGGGGAAGTGCAGTGGTGATGGATACTATAGAGCAGCTGCTTAAAGAGTCATTTATTTGCGAGCCAAAAAACAACCAAAAGATGAAAATATTGTTAAATTACAAACCAAAATATACTGAAGAATTAGCAGAATGGATTCTTATAGCTGCTAACAATTTAGTTGATCAGGATGGTTTACGTATTTTTACCCCATTAAAGCCATTCATGGGCTATCAAATTGCTCGCATGATGCAGATGGCAAATTTGGAAATTCCAAAGTAAACACTGAAGGGGGATAAGTGATGGATAAAGAAAATGAAATTCAATATTGAGCTTGTGCGATGTAAAAGAACTGATCCTGTTTATCAGGATATTCGCAACAGACATTACGTTGCTAACCGGGGCACCCACGGGCAACAACTACACTACCTCATTAAGTTAGATGACACGACAGTTGGAATAATAAGCGGCGCTAGTTCTGTGTGGGCTGTCAAATCTAGGGATGAATATTTTGGGTTGAACAAAGACAACAAACGCGTCGCGCTTCCATCAATAATAAACAATACGGTGTTTAGGTTGGAAAAACATATTCCTAACTTAGCTACGTTTGTTTTGTCCCGTTGGCGAAAAAGAGTTGCGGCTGATTGGGAAGATAGGTACGGCGTTAAAGTTCATGGCTTTGAAACTTTTGTGGTAGAGGAAGACCACCGTAAAGGTGCATTATATCTTGCAGATAATTGGCTTTATTTGGGTGAGACTGCGGGAAGCACCAAAACGCACAAAGGTCTTAACAATAAATCTGAACGCATAGCAACGAGCGTAAAAATGATATACGCAAAAAAAGTACCTAATACTGAGCTAAGTACGTCTTACACTCCAACATGGAACATTAAAAAATGATGAGCGTTATTGAACGGTTGCGGAACGGGAAAGGCAGTGACCCTAAGAATCATTGGTTGATGATTGAGGCTGCTGATGAGATTGAACGGTTGCGAAAAGCGTTGAAGACCTTTGCCGACAATGTAAGGGAAACAGATGCGGAGATTGATAAAAACTGGGCTAAGACAATCTACCCATTAAAAGCAGAAAACCAACGGTTGCGAAAAGCATTAAAAGAAATATTGGCGCACGAAACAGATTACGAGCCTTACGATTGTATTGAAATTGCCCGTGCCGCACTGAAGGAGGGTGAGTGATGGATATTGTTGAACAATTTCAAACACATAAATTATTTTAAAAAAAAACGATAATTCTTGTTGACGCGAACAATTAAAGATGACAAAAGGATGGGGCAGGGCGATGGTGCCCTCTAGATGGAGATGAAGATGTATTACATTGTTGAAAAGAACAGCCACCTGTTTGATATAAGCAAGTTTTTTGGTTTTCACTTTTTGCAAAACGCCAAAGATTTCGCAGAAGACCTTAAAAACGAACACGGCAAGCAATACGACATTGTTCGCGTCGAAACCGTCTACACCACTCAGACATTCGACGAAGCGCACCTTGAAGCGTTAGATGTACCACATATGGCTCGTGGCTAATCAATCGGGGGCGTAAGCCCCCACCCCACCTTCGGAGAACTGAGATGCACACGGAAAACAAATATGAAATCCAAGGGATCAATATTACGGTTTACCACGACGAGTACCGCGACAATGTTTGGCAGTATTACGCTCTGATAGATGGCGACGATTACCGCGCTCCGCATGGAACAGGTACAACCGAGGACGAAGCCATTGATGACCTGATGAACGCCATCGCAATTGAGAATTTTAAATCAAAGGAGCCATGAAATGAAAATGTACGTTGTAGAACTTATGCATGAAGATGACGGCTCTGGTTGCTCCAACCTGTATTGTTCTGTTATGGCAGACACCAAAGAGGAAGCACTCTCTATCATTGCCGATGAATACGACAACCACACCGAGTACACTGTTACTAGCGCGATGGAGATGAACTAATGCCACGTGGACGCACCAAAGGGACGTTTAAGAAATATACCGCAGAATATCTGGATGACGCGCTACAAATGGTTTACAGTGGCAAATCAATGTCCCAAGTAGCCAAGGACTTAGGCGTTCACCGGCAGGCGTTACACAGGGCATTCAAACTGCAAGGCAAGCTACCACGCAAGGTTCTCTAATGAGCAGCGACATTCTTATACAGCGGCTATACACCTTGTCCAAAAGTGATGAGGAACCAAACGCTGACCTATTAAGAATTGCCGCCACTCGATTAAAGCACGTTGAAGAGGCTCTATGCTTCGTGGGTGTCATATGTGGGCAACAAAAGTCTGATTATGCCATTGAATGTGCCCAAGTTGCATATAGCGTTTACCAGTTCGATCCGTTCACAGATTATCATGTAAATAGAGTGCTCCATTGAAAAAAGTTATCCCGCTCAACACCCTGTTTCTCGCCCTCGTGTACGCCATGCGTAATGGCAACCTTGCACGTATCAAGAAATTGAATAAGATGATTCGCGCCCGCATCGGGCACCTCCTTTGACTTATGGGCTCCCTACGGGGGGCTCTTTTTTTATGGTGAAATGTAAATGAGATATTTATCAGTCTGCTCTGGCATAGAAGCCGCCTCCGCCGCATGGCATCCCCTCAATTGGGAACCCTTAGCATTCAGTGAGATCGAACCGTTCCCTCGCAAGGTGTTAGCCCACCATTATCCAGATGTACCCCTGCACGGTGACTTTACCGTCCTGCGTGAACAAGACTGGATTAAAAACGCTGACATCCTCGTCGGTGGCACACCTTGCCAAGCCTTCTCTGTTGCAGGACTGCGTAACAGCCTTGATGATGACCGCGGCAACTTAACCTTAGAATTTGTGAGACTAGCAGATGCAATTGACAATCTTCGACATGCTGGAAACGGAACAATCATCGTATGGGAAAACGTCCCCGGAGTTCTCTCCGTCAAAGACAACGCCTTCGGATGCTTCCTTGGTGCCCTTGTGGGAAACGATGAACCCATCATCCCGACAGGGGGCAAGTGGACAAACGCAGGTATGGTTATGGGACCGCAAAGACGTGCAGCGTGGCGAGTTCTTGACGCTCAATACTTTGGAGTGGCCCAACGCCGCCGCCGTGTGTTCGTTGTCGCAAGTGCTAGAGACGGATTTGATCCCGCAGAAATTCTTTTTGAGCGCGAAGGCTTGCGTAGGGATACTCCGCCGAGCAGAGAAAAGGGGCAAGAAGTTGCCGCCACAATTGCAAGCCGCTTTGGAAACAGTCGCAACAACCACGAAGAAGTAGTTTCTCAATACACCGAGGAGGTGTCCGATACATTATCGGTTGGTGCTAATCAAACCATTGGTCGCGAATCCCCAAGCATTGTAGCCCATATTACTGGTAATGCTAACGAATTGGATTTTTGTGTAGCTACAACGGTACAGGCTCGTATGGGATCAGGCGGGTTTGACTTAGAAACTGAAACGCCAATTGTTGTTGCCCATGTTACCGGACCAATTACGGCAGGCATTAGTAAGGGTATGCGAGGAACTGAAGGAATAGATAGCAACTGGGCGGTGGTGCAACCTATCGTGATCCACGGCACACAAGACCCATGCGTTTCAGATATTGCGTTTGCTCAAGGGCGGAACAATGGTGGAGAGAATGTGTTGGTGCAACCCATAGGCTTTGAAGCAAATATGAGTTTTACAAATCCTTCAGATGAAGGCGTATATCATACATTGACTAGGAGGCATCATGCTGCCGTAGCCCAAACCATCGCTATTGATGAACGTTCGATTGGCAGGAAACCTGAATGGGGTGGCAATGGAAGTGGGGTCAATGAAGGCGGTTCAATGTACAATTTAAACGCTACGGGCGTTAATGGTGTGGCGCAGCCAATAGTTTATGACACTACCAATATTACATCGCCACATAATGGATCAAATCCAAAACTGGGAGATCCTTGTTTTACATTAGCCAAAGGTCAACACCCACCACTTTTGGCAAATATGGCCGTACGCCGTTTGACCCCACGGGAATGTGAACGCCTACAAGGTTTCCCAGACGACTATACCGCCATCCCCGGCGCGGCAGATGGACCACGTTACAAGTCTCTTGGTAACTCAATGGCTGTCCCTGTGATGGCTTGGATTGGAACACGTATCAACAATGCTACTTTAAAAGGAGAATGATATGCCAACCGCACCACTTAGCAATGAACTCCTGATCGAAACTCTCCGCCTTTGGGAAGAGAACAACCGAAATGACGCCTCTGCAAGCCGCTCTTGTGCTGTAAATGTTAAAACCTTCGCTCATCGCCGCAGACAAGCCCAATTAAAATACCCTGACGGCATACCAGACATGACCATCAACGGTCGTTGGAACTATCCACGCATGATCTCGAAGGAAGTCCCCGGCACTCTGTGGATAATCGCTTCTGACTTGCACATCTGGGATGGTGACCCACCACTTATTTATAAAGCCTTTGTCAAACTCTGTAAGTCTCTGAGACCTGATGGTATCGTTCTTAACGGAGATATTATTGATGGCGCAAGGATCAGTCGGCACCCACAGGCGCGTGGTTCACGAGCACCAAAGATTGAAAAAGAAATCGAAACCGCCAAAGCATGGCTCAAACTACTCCCTAAAACCCGTCACCGTTTGTGGACCATGGGAAACCATGACATCCGCATCGACAATTACGTTGCCGCCAACGCCGGTGAACTCGACGGATACATCATGTCCTTGGCAGAACATTTCACAGACTGGGAATTTGCATGGGCGTTCGAACTTAATGAAACCGTCGAGATTCGCCATCGTTTCAGATCAGGGATACATTCAGGCTATAACTCTTCCATCAACGCTGGAATTAGCACGGTCACGGGGCACACCCACCAGTTACAGGTCACTGCTGTCAGAGATCGCAAAGGAAGCCGCTGGGGCGTAGAAACCGGTACACTGGCAGATCCACACGGACCACAGTTCCAGTACACTGAAGGGGCTCCTAGCCGAGCGCAAATGGGGTTTGTCGTTATGTCCTTCGATGACGAAGGTTTGATGATGCCCCCGGAACTATGCGAGATGTTGAATGGTCGTCCCGTGTTCCGAGGGCAGTACGTGTTGTAGTGGATAGGTTACGCGGCTTCTGGCTCTTCCTCGTCTTCCAGTGCGATCAGCTTCTCCTCGCCGTCTTCGTCAACGGTTA